CCATTATGTAGTAGTGTTAGATTCCCAGTACTGAACCTGAAGTTCAACAGTGAATTCCTCAATTGTGTTCTCACTATCGTAAGATACATCAATTGCCGAAACATTGGTTGGGAAACAACCACGAATGTCGTAACGCTTCGTTACTTCACCAGCTTTGTTCAACTGCTCAACAATCATGTCTGCTTGGTAATCAGTTGGGTTAGAAAGACCAGTGTTGTTTACGTGTTGGTTGATACCATTCATCCAACGCTCAAAAGCATTACGTGCGTCCATAGACACATCATTAATGACTGTTACAGTCCAAGGTTCAAAAGTACGATCACCTGCGATTTGCAATTGACGACCACGGAATGGAATCGTAATTGGTGCAATAACAGATGAAGGAAGCTGAGCTGCCTTAATCATGAAAGATGTTAGCTCAACATCACCACCAGCGTAAGCCGGGAAGTTTTCTGGTGCCTTGAACAAGTTGGCACGAGAACCGCCACCAACAAGTTTTGATTTGAAATCATCTACGCCTAAAATAGCCATTGTCTACTCCTTATTGACCAACGATCTCAGAGAACTCAACGCCTGTACGAGTAGCGACAAAGTTCAATGTGATGAAGTTAATGGAACGTGCTGGCTTGATGTAGATATCCGCAACAAATTGGTTGCTATCGATTACTTGACCAGTATTGTTTGTCTCGTCACAAACAACTAAGAAGTCAGTAATACCACGGCGACCTTTGACATCGCGCAAGAATGGTTCCACCAAGTTACGGAACTGAGCACGAGTGAATTCGTCGTTGAACTCAAACAACTGGAATTTAGAAGCAGTAGATACTGCTTTTTCCAATGTGATGAACAAGCGACGAACGTTGATGCGATCGAATGCAGATGGTTTTGCCAATGCAGTCTTATCACCAAAGAGGACGGTACCTTCTCCAGGGAAGCTAACAATCGGGTTAACACGAGCTTTATAAAGATCGTCACGATCAGCTTTCTTAGGATTAAAGGCGACCTTAGTAACACCAAGCAATTGACCACGATTCAAACCTGCTGGTGAGAACCAAGGATCAGCTGCGTTATCAGTGCCGGCACACAAACCTGCTGTTGCACCAGAAGCTGCAACCCAGCGATATACGTCGTTGTATTTGTCATAGACATATAATGCTGTAGAATCGATAACCGCATAAGAACTCGAAGTTAATTGATCAGCCCAAGTAATAACGTCTGCCGCGGCAGTTGCGTTGTTTACTGTATCAGCGATACGTGGAGAGATGAATACCACACAATCTTTACGACCTTCTGCAAGAGCGATCATACTGTTTGCATGAGTAACACCATCGTTGCCAGCCGGAGCTTCGCCGCCGATGATTAGGTTAACATCAAGAGTTTCTGAATCGCTAAACAAATCGTATGCTGTAGTTAACTCACCAACTGTTGGAACGTTGTCGTCTGTACCACCGGAAAGTGGAAGAGTAGTCGCACCAGATGCAGTTGTATAGGTTGTGTTAGCTGCAGCAGCACCCATTTCTGGATATGTCGCGTTGTCATGGTTACCAAACCAAATGTAACGTGACTGATTGTTTAAAACGTCTGCATAAAAGTTGTTAGTACCATCTTCTGCTTTTGCGTCAGCTGCTTGAGAAACGAAAGCAAATGTTTCAAGAACAGTGCCAGCTTCGCCAGTCCAAAGACCATCTTCATCAAAAACAACCATGTGCATTTCGTCAGCAGAACCACCACGATTTGCGGCGTAAGCTGATGTGCCTGGAACCGAATCAAAAAGATTGCGATAAGTCCAAGAATTAAATGCAGTTGAGTTAGCGGTACAGAACGACACTGATAATGAGTTACCAAGAGAGCCAGGATACTTAGCAACCGCGAAAGCCGTTGCCGGAATCGAAGTAGCTTCGTAATCTGATTCATTGGTAATCTTAATACCAGAACCGTCATTAGTAGCGTTTAGGTTATCGGTTTCCGCGCGAACAACGCGCAGGCTATTACCATACTGCAAAAATTGAGCAGCAGGCATAAAATATTTGTAGGTGTTGGAATCAGGTTTTCCAAAGACTTCGACGAGCTCTTTTTCTGAGCCAATTGTTCTGATTTCTCCCACCGGTCCCCACTGGAATGCGCCAGCAATAGCACCGATAGATGTAGAAACAGCAGGAACAACATTCGTCAAGTCGATTTCTTTTACCTGTACACCAGGAGAGACTTGAAATGCCATAGGTTTTCCTCTTCAGTTAATTTGATAAGAATGCATAATACGG